TTTAGAGACAAGCAGTTATTGTGGGGCACTGGAAAATTGGGGTATAAAAATAGCTCAGAGTATGTTAGTGTATATAGATACAAGAAACTTGGATTAGAAGAGGTTGCACATCTATCATGAATGTTTTATCAAGACTGCATTTGTCTCCACACAAAGAACCGCAGGGCACCGCATACATCGTAGGAGAGCGTAAAGCACTTAGAGAACTGGCACGAGCACTGGATCGTGCGGCAAGTTCGCCTATCGGAACGGATACTGTAACACTGTATGGAACAGACGGACACCCTTACACGGTGTTCATCACAAAAGAAGTGTCAGAAGAAGAATGGCAGGATTTACAAGATCCAAAACAGCTATCTGCTGTGCAGGTGTGGGAAGAAGTAAAACAAGAATGTCAGCAGGACGTTTAAAGTCCTGCTAATCTTGCAATATCAATGAGATCGTGATCTATGTCGTCTTTGATCTTTTTGCATGAGCCTGGTTCTCCGGCCTTTTTACCTGGAACTTTACGATAGCCTTTCCAGCACTTGTCATAGATTTTGCTGTTTCCGTGACGTTCACCTTCCTCTATCTGTTCTTCGGTTAGACCCAAGGTAGTCCAACTTTGATTGCCGCACTCTGAACAGATATCTTCATCCTTGCGGTTATCGCTGTGCTTGTCTCTCAGTTTGTCTCTTTCGTCGGCAGTTAGCTTTCTGCCCTTTTCCTGGGCTTTTTCTCTAGCGGCATCCATATACTTTTCGCCGTGCTTTTTCTCGCCAGCTTTAGCAAGTATAGCGTTCATATCTTCATCAATATCATCTTCAAAAACATCGCCATCTTGCGTAGGCGCCATTCTTTCAACCATCTTTTGTGCAGCCATGCCTGCCATTTCACCGAACTTCTTTTCAACACTCTGTGCTACGGCGGTAGGACCTTTAGGAAATGTGCCTTGTTCTCTGTCATAATGGCTCATCACAAAGTCAGCAACTTCTTTGATAGTGTCCTTGTCCATTGCCTTTTTCATACCTTTTTTAGCGAGATGTTTTGCTACGTTTTTCTTTTTGATAGGATTGCCAAACTCGTCTGTGTCGGTTGTTTCATCATCTGGTTCGAATGGAGGTTCGTCGTCTGCTTCCTCTACCATGTCTCCGAAGTCGAGTTCATCAACTACTTCAGGTGCATTAGCTTCTAACCAATCCTTTATGAGCGGACGCACACATTCTTGTGGATCTTCTTTTGAGATTTTTTTAATCTCAGCAAACAGCGACGGGTCATCGATAATACCTTGGAGGCTTTCTATAGCATTCGTTCCATCTACTCCAGCAGGGAAGGTTTCTGCAACAAGATCTTGCAAATTGTCTATTGCAACTTTTTGTTCTTCCTCGTCGTTACTGGTAATTGCACTTTCTTCGCCGAGCATCAATGCCCAGTTTTCAAAACTGCTTAACGGATCTTCTTTTACTGTCTCTGCTGATGTGTCTTCTGTGTTTTCTGTTGTCATTGCGACTATGTCGTCATAGCCTATTGTTTCATCTTCTTGCATTAGTCTGTATAACACAGGGAATACATTTTCTAATTCTTCTTGGAAACTGTATACCGTAAATTTATTTTTAAGTTCTTGTCTAGTGGATTCTGGAAGATCTATGTCCGCTTTCTTTTCAAAACTTTCTACATATGCCTCATAATTTTTTTGCTTAGACAGCCTCTTGATCTGTTCTTTCAGCTTGTTGAGTTGTGTTGTGCCTTTTTCAACGATATTTTGTGTTTGTTCATTCATTAAGCCATTGCGATTTACATAATTGGAAAACTTCTTGAGTTGAGATATTTCGTCACTGATACCGATTATGCTTTCGCCAATCGCGTCGTAAGGAACACCACCGTTGGCAACGTGTCTCTGCATTGCTCTAGCACCTGCAAGATGTTTGTAAGGGTATTTGAATCTTTCACCATCTTGATTTTCAACGAACAACGCAGATATATTCCTAGTTCTAGCCGCTGGATTTTCGATCTGCTCGTCAGTTAGTTTTTTGCTGTGTTTGATCACTAGTCTTGTATCTGAAAGTTTTTGGAAACTTTGATTCTTAGTGCCATACAGACTGCTTTCATTCATTTTGCTTTCTCCGATGGTGTTTTTGTTTGCGTATTGACTTAAAAATTCATAATCACGTTGTGCCAAATTGTCTTTGGTGATATCTCGAGTATCGAAACTCAGCATTCTTCTTTTTGCGAACTGTCTAAGTTCCTTCAAAAATTTATACCAATTTGTTTTTTGCGAATCGGCCATGCCTTCGGTTATACCATTTGAAAAATATACTTTCATTGATCCCTGTTCGGCTAGACTGATTGAAATATGTCCTAGTGCTTTTTCTCCCTCCATAAAATTAAAGTCGAAAAAGCGAGCTTCTTCAGGATTGATTGTGACTTCACCCAGCTCGTTACCAAGTTTCAATCCCGAGAATCTACTTCTTACTTTGTAGAATAAATCTGTTGCTGTGTTTTCTAAGGCACTCATAATAGTATTTATCAGAGTATGCCGCTAACTAAAATAGGCATTGGCATTTGATCTTCTGTGACTTGCTCCGTCATTTTCTCATAAATTTTAGGGTCCCAGTCTGCTAGAACAGCAGCCATTCTTACTATCAACAGTGCAGCCGAAACAAGATCATCAGTTTCGCTTCCTTTGGCTTTGAATCCAACTCCGGATGCCACAAAGGTTTTAAGTTCTGACAACAGTGGTTTAGAATGCACTGTCATTTTATTTGTTTCTAACAAATTCTTAAATCTAGAACAGGCTGATATTTTACTCTTATGTGTGGTGTTGAAACCCTTACGAAAACGTCTTACATGTCCTTTTCTAATAGGTTCACTTAAGAATAATCCTCTAAAGTTTTCTTCGCCGATGTCATTTATTACAATTAGAGCGGCTTCACCTAGTGTGTTATTTTCTACCGAATAGTATATCTGTGTTTCATGGCCTTGCTCTTTGCCCTGATCATATATGTAGTTTATAATTTCTCTAAAGGTTCTCACCTGTTGTTGCACAGGAGTAGTATTATGTCTCCACTCACCTACTTGTTCCATGCTAGGCATTTCAAATACTTGTATTGCACCATAGTCTCCGCCGGTGCCTAAACTAGGGTCTAATGCAACTAGATAAGAAGCTCTACCGTCTATGTCTTTATACCAACGTGTTTGCCCCATATTCTGTATCGGTTCTTTACCTTCTAGTTCTGCTAGTTTTACAGAATTAATTAGTGTTTCATCATATATTAAGAATTCACATTCAAACTCGCGCCTAAATCTTTCATTGCCGATTTTTGAAATTTCTTGATTCGCCCAATCTTGATCTCTATCAGGGTGTTCGCTCCAATGGGCAAAATACGGATAAAATCCATTAGTGCCTGTTTCCTGTTCGTTACCGTGTGCATCGAATTTTTTATTCGCTTCTGTCCAGATAAGAGCAAACTGATCTTCATCTGAATTTGGTGTAGATGTAACAATACACTTACCACCTGTAGATAATGTAGGGGATAAGGCTGTCCAAAATTCTTTTGCTTTCTCAGGTGGTTGAACAAATGCAAACTCATCACAATATATAAGTGACAGTGATTTACCTCGGCCTGTGTTCTCTGTTGTGGTTGTTGCTTCAACACGACTTCCATTATCAAATTCTACAGAATTCCTATTATAGGTATATACACCAGCACGAATAAAATCAGGAAGCATTTCATACCCATACCGAAAGCGATTCATAATGTCTTGTGCACCTACATATTTGTGTGCAGCGATTAATACTTGCGCTTCTGGAGTAAACATTGAATACCAAAGCAAGTAGCCGGCTGCGCAAGTGGTTTTTCCCATTTGTCTCGGAAGCATTGCAACTGTGTATCTATAATCGTGATATGATTTAATTAAACCTTCTTGATACGAATAAGGTTCAAAGGGAATAGAACCTCTTGTTGGATGCTGAATCTGTAAAAAATTCTTGCAGAAATATAATGGTCCGTCAACAGGATCCATGCATTTTTCTAGATGTTCGACTTGTTCTAAGGTGTATTTTTGAGGCGCATGGGCCTTTTTAATTTGGACACCTTCTAATGATTTACCCATGCTTTTATTTAACCAAAAAAATAGGGCCTTGCGGCCCTATGTGAACTTAGATTTTATTAGTTATCGTCTATGACCTCTGCTGTTGCAATGATAGCAACCGCGATATCATCATACATGTTTGCAACTGTGTCTGGACCTTCAACGGTTATGTCTTCATCTGATTCGGTAGAAAGTGCACCATTGTAAACACGCACACGTTTTGTGAATGTCAGATCCAAGGCCTGTCCGATCAAATATCTCAGAGCCTTTGCGGTTGTATCGATAGTTACTGCACCGCTTGTGGCTGTAAATGAACTTACATTAAGTCCGTCTGCTTCTGTAACACTACCTAGAATGTTTGCATCTCTATCATACTTAACAGTGAATGTTACCTCAGTTGGAAGATTGTCAGCAACTGTTTTACCTGCACTGGTAAAGTCAACATCAATAATCTGTGCATCTGCAAATCTATTTAGGGCATCAATAATGTTAAAGAAGCGCAAGTGTCCACGTGCTACTTTTCTACCGTTAGCGAGCGTGCTAGGTAAAGTTGTAAACTGGCTGTGGTCTTGTGGATAAACAGCACCATGTGTTGCACCAGAACCGTCGCCTGTATAATCGCCTTCGCCACCATCTAGGTCGAGTGTTACTCTGTAAAATCTAGGTTGCAGTTGATCTGCATCTTGAACAAAACCTGACATATTATTTTCCTTTGTATTCTGCTAAACGCTGTTCTAGTTGTGTGCGAAAGTGCTCTACTAGGTCATCATCGGACACTTTCTGCATTGGGTTGTCGCCTGGAGATCTTTTGTCATAAGTTTTCTTAGGACGATTCATTCCACCAGCCAATTTATTAACCATATAGTCAATATCGTGTTCTTCTTCTTCTGGCTCGTTTGCATAAGCTTCCATTTCGTGATCGTCTACGTCATGATCTCCATCGCCGTCTCGATCCAGTGTTTTTACTATCATGTGATCTTTGTCATGCATTGGTGGTAGATCGGATTCTTTACCGCTATCTATATCAGATAAAATTTTGAGAAGATCTTTTATGCTATCACCTTGAGCATTCATGTTAACGCTCATGCTTGGCTTAGGGTCTGGTTGCGGCATTGTTGCAGGAGTGATATAGCCTCCTTCTTCCACCGAGCTATCAATTCTATCTAGTTTGCTTAAAAGATCATATAATTCCATTATTTACTTCCTACTGGGCTAGCAGATTCAACCGACTCGGTCTTGTCGCTATAAATGTCGGCATTTAATTTATCATAACCGAGATCTGCTAATCTTTCTTTTGAGGCTTTTGCTAAGTCCTGCAAAAATTGTTTATTAAATTCATCTCCAAAATAATCACTTTGATCTATTGTGCTCTGATCTTCATAATTACTTTGGTCTAATAGGGACTGTTTATCGTCTTCGTCATCTTCAATATCCATCATTACCTGGTCAACTTCTGAAGGCTCACTTGAATTTCTAACACGATAGCGTGTGGCATCTATGTCCATTTCTTTTAATTCTTGTTCGATTTGTGGAGGATTTACAGGATATTCTGTTGTAACTTCAAAAATTGTCACTTCAACATTTTCCATTTCAGGAAAATCTATAGGTAACTTTTGAATTGGTGTTTTTTGAACCTGTTCAAAACTTGCCACTTCGTATTTGGCTAGTCTCGCTTTTATTGTTTCTACAAAGTTTTCAGGAAGCTCACCCGCCAGCTTGATTTTATGGCTGTAGAACTTTTTGCTTTCCATGAGATATTCTGTAAAAGTTTTCATAGTAGTATTTAGTCTTTTCCTTGTAATTTTTTGAGCAGTTCGTTACGATCGGTTACGACATACCCTTCTCCGCTTATAACACTACCATCGTCTGTGGCATTGTCTTTGTCAATTTTTAATTTCTTCAATTTAGCATCAACTGCTTTTAATTTTTTATCAATTTTGGCATTTTTTGCATCGATTGCATTTTTCATCATAGAACTAGCAACTTCAAAAATTCTACCACTGTATCGAACTTCAACATTCATTCCTAGATCCATTAGATCGTCGTATGCCTGTTCGGATTTATCGGCAAGCTTGTCTAATTCAGAATCATCTAGTTCATCCAGTTCATTTATAGGAGGTAATTCCCCCGCAATTTCTTGTATAGCTTTATAACTGTCGTCGATGCTCTTCACAGTTTCGTGGCTAGGCTCTTCAACAACTTCTTTTTTTGGTTCCGTCTTAGAAGTTGCCTCTTGTAGATCGAATATTTCCTCAAGTTTCTTTGTCATAATACTATTTACTATCTGCGCTTGTTACCTTGATGAAAAATATCATCTTCGTTAATCACGCGAAATTTTATTCCTTGTTGTTTACACCAAGCATTTGCTGCTTCCCATTTTGCTAGGTTTTTAATATACTGTTCTTGATTGTATCTACTACGTCCTACACGTTCGCGCAGGGTTTGATTTGACGGTTTTACCTCCACTAGCTCTGCATGTTTTCTGCCGTTTTTATCTTTGTAAACTACAAAAAAGTCTGGAACATAGATCGTTGACTTACCGGTTAACGGATCTCTATACGGTATTTGTATGCTTTCGCTTGCCCAAGATTCCACTCCCGGATGTTCGTCTAACATCTTCATAAACACAAACTCCCAACTGCTCCTAGCATGCGGCGAACGCTTGCCCACATACTTGTCAGGATTTTTTACTGTGAAACGACCTTGGGCAAATTTAGGCATTAAGGGGTAAACTCTCTTGTCCTAAAGTTTGCAGGCACTTCCGATCTATAGCCTAGTGTGCTAGTAGGAACTCTATTGTTATTAAGGATTTCTGCAACCAAGGCACTAATCTGCACGCCATCAAAAGTGTTGAGGGTGTCCAAAATAGAGAAAATATTTATACCATCAATTTTTGCCTGTTTTAGTAGTGACATTGCTGTAACATTGGCGGCTTCTCTTTCGTAACCCCTTTTTAAAAAGAAACTTACTGTAGCATCTACATCATTGCTAGGAAATTGTAACGGTGTTTGTCCGTAGCTGTCAAAAAACAGTCTAGTTGCGGCAGCACTGTCATTTATCTGTTTTGGAGGGAGATTAGTTGCCATTTAAGAAGATCCTTGTGTGTCTGTCAAGTTGCGTTGAGTAGCTGGCGTTGCTTGCGTTGTAGGATTATTTTTCGGAAATACTGCTCCGGCTACTCCGCTTATGGTATTAGCAATTGCTTGTGTGCCTGCTGGACTGCTTAAGATGTTTACTGCTTCGTTTCTTAAATCCTCAGTAGAAAGATTGCGGAAGTTTTGATATGTATTTACAGCAGAAATAGCAGTGCCTAAAAATGTTTGGGGACTGTCAAATAAATTACCTTCGGAAATTGTGCCAAAAATTCCTTCTAATCCATCTAATACTCCGCCTTCTCCCAATAAGCTGCCTGTTCCACCACCGGCAACAGTTAATGGACTAGGCAGATTATCGTAATGTAAAGTAGTAAATCCTTCTGGATTGCCTCCCTCCACTAGTCCTCCCCCGTATTGCACAGCCTCATACTCGACACGAAGTGTGTTTTCTGCAAATTCACTTAGGCTGTGATCAAATTCACTGTGATCCCATGTTGTAATTTTTGGATTTACTAAACTGTAACTGGTAAATCTACGTCTGCCCATTGTGTAAAGATGAATCTTGCGCAGTAGTGGTGCTTGTGTGTTATTATCCAAACCGTATCGAAAATTCATGCGTTCTGCATACGCTGAACTTGCATATTGTGTTGCAGTATAAGCACTGTTAGGATTACTACGATCTCTTACATAATATCCATAGTAGATTGCCCATAAAGCATTTGTAACGCCTGCGGTATCGTCATGCAAGGTAATGTTGATAGGGTTGTAATTCAACATTGTATACAGAATTTTTTTCCTGTTATACTGGTTAAGGGTGGTTGTCTCAAAAGCATAACTAGGCATATCTGCTCGTTTAACCAGTATGCCAGCTTCGTTTACATTTTCTTTTGTAAAGTTGCCAAATGTAGCTAGTGATTCGTCCGCAAACTCAAATCTAACATAAAAACTGAATTTATGTTTAGGACTTAATCTCAGAGAATCATCTATGAAAATTCTTGTTGCGTGCCTATAGTCGCTCACTAGCCCTCTAGGACTTGTCAATCCGCTTGCGGCACCATTTAAAAAACGTGTAAATTTATTTGCCATAGTAATATTTAGCCGTAAAAAAAGCCCAGAAAATTCTGGGCTCTTTTTGGTAGGTTATAATTAACCTGGTGACGAGCCAGTAGTTGCCTGGCCTAGATCGGAAAGTGCTCGACCTACGCTTGCACCAATACCGCCTACGGTTGAAACTTCTGTTTCGCCTGCAGCATATTGTTCGACGTTGTCTGGCTGTATTGTCAAACTCACTGTAGCCGCTTCGTTGTTTGCATAGTTTAGTTCGTTGTAGTTTGCACCGGTCAAGAAGCATCCATATAGATTGAATGTTTCTAATATGTTTGGTGCTAGATTAGCATTACCACCGTCAAGTATTTCAATTCTGGTAGTAAATTTATAATCAACACCCGATCTAGCTGACGCTTGTTCAACAAAGTCAAACTGCTTCTGCATCTGCTGTCCTACCAGTCTTTGCACAAAACCACTTGCATCGTCACGTAGTTCCAATGATACCGTGTTAATTGTGTGCTTGCCTGCTAGATACACTTTAGAGTTATACACATCGAGTGTCATTGGCTCGAAAGTAATATCCGGTCTGCTGACAGATACAACCTGCTTTGTAAGTTCTGTTGCCGCTTCAGTTCCGAAACCGAGCAATGTAACTCGGAATCGATACTGTAGTTTAGGCATTAGGAGAACTTGGTTGCCTCCGTCTGTTGGAACGCCAAAGTTGTTTAATGAAGTAATAGGCATCTTAAATTTCTCCTGTATTCTGGACTCTCAGCGGAATGTAGATGAATTCGACTGCTTTCACAGGTTCAATTGCTATGTCTACATAAAGCTCGTTTCTGTCGATTCTTGCAGGAGTATTGTTTGTTTCATCACACACTACCGCAAAATCAAATATTGCTCTTAGTCCTACAAGTTCGAGCAATAAACTTTCTACCGCTTGCTTAATTTCGTCTCTTGTGATCTTGTCATTTGGTTCGAATATAAATGGTCTAGCAAGTTTGTCAAGCTGTGATCTTAGGAACACAACCAATCTTGCAACATTGATTCTATCCAATGCACTTGCATTTCTTGCACGGGTCTTCTGTCCGAAGTTCACAAGTCCTGTTCCTACAAAGAACGGAATTGGATTGATCTTGTTCTCGTAAAGAACATCACGCTGTCCTTCGTTTAGAGCAACAGTCTCAAACTCTCCTGTAAGTGAATCAATGTATCCTACCGAAGTGGCATTTGTGATTCCGCCACGTCTTGTTCCTGCTGGAGCAAACCATGGGAAGCTGACATTGTCACTTAAAGCTATTGTTCTCAGCATCATGTGCGAAGCAGGAACAACTGCATTTGATCCACTTAAATCTGTTGTGAAACCGTTTGGATAAAACACACCCATGTATTCATCAAATGTCACAATACCGTCATCGCCGTTGTCTGTGACCAGTGCGGCGTTGGTCCCGTAATTGTTAAGAGTTGTTGAATCCGATGCTAGGCGCAAAGGTGTATCACCGATTACAAACGCAGTTAATCCTCTGTCAATGTTGAGGTTAACCAAGTTGCTCATTAGCTCAGGATACCCTGGACAAGCAATCAAGTTGAAGTTTCTGCGTTCTGTGTCTCTAGCCTGTTGGTTGGTATCCACAGCACTCTTGAGTGCCGCTACAACAACAGCACGTTGTGCCTTGCGACCAAAGCTTCCTGATCCATCTTCTTGATTTGGAGATGCAGTTACCCAACGATCAGTAGCATAAGCAGTCATTGCTTCGTCGTTGAACCGAGCATTATCTGCTGTGGTATCGATGTAGTTGTTTTCATAACGCTTGACATTACCACCGCTTCTGCGTGTGTTCCAAAGAATCATGCCTTTTGGATAAAGTGCAGGATCCGGTGCATCTGGATCAAGATAATCGCTTGTTAACAAGTCTACAATGCTTGCAACTGTGTCTCCTAGCGCACCACTTAGGCCGTATCTAGCATCCGCAAACAATACACCTTCTTCTGTGGTTTGATCAGTTTTGTCTAGCTGAACAAACTCTAATAAGTCGCCGTTGTAGCGATACATGATTGGGAAGTTTTCTATATCTGCTGTTGAAATCCAAATATCACCGTCTACCAAAGCAGAACCATCTGTTTGTGTGGTAGGTTCAGTTGCACTCACCATGGGCCCAGTAGGGTTAGTATCTGCATATGCAGTGCTGAAGTTTTGATAACCCACCCAGGTGGTGCCATCGTGTATCATTAGATCAACATCACTGAACTCTGGGTTATACCAAAGTTGGCCATCGTCTGGCTCATTCTCTGGATCGTTGTTGCTAGCTTCAAAGTCTAAAGCTGACAAAGGTGCCCAGTTACTTGCCAAGAACACAGTAGCGCCTGAACTATCGCCAGCACCTGATGGTAGCTGATAGAAGTTGGTGGTTCCGGCCAGTGTGTTTATGCTGAATGGTGTAAATATTCCTAGGCTGTTAAGACTGGTTTCTACAAATCTTATATCGCCGCCCAGTGTATGATCAATTTGCACTTTGTTGTCTGTGGTTACAGATGCAACTACATTTTCAAGTCCTGCGGCGTTTATAGCTTCGGCCATTAAAAATGCATCAGTAGCAAGTCCTGCGGCTGTAAAACTTACATCTACAGCTGAACTTAGTGCGTCGCTACCATTGTCTGATTCTTGAATTGTGAATGTATTTTCACCAACAGTAAATGTATTATCTGCAACAACTGCTGAGGTAATTGTTGTATTTCCCGTAGATCTTCTATACCAAACTCTAAAAGTGGCTGAAGCAGGCGAAGCATCGAACCCGCTGTCTTGGTTTGAGTTTGTTTGCACAAAGATGCTGTCTGTGGGAATATTTACTCCACCACCTGATCTATCTAGACCGTTCAGTGCCGCGTGTGTGGTTGCATATAATGGTGCTGAAAATTCTACCCATGAACTTGATGCCGCATCCCACTGTTTTACTCTCCAACGAGATCCTAGATTGGGTTCTGTTGTTTTAACCCAAACACTGCCTGATGGTCTTGGATTATCATCGTTTGTTTTCCATTCTGGAACACTTGTGTGGGGAGTTTGCTGAAGCGCAACACCGTATTTGGTGCCGGCTGTTATACCAACCTCATCAAGATTAGCAGTATCTCCGGCAACCACAATAGCGTTTTCAGTTGGATCTGTGTCGCCCGAGCTGTATAGATACAAACTACCAGATATGTTCTTAGCGGATACACCTGGAATGTCTCGACCGTTTATGGTATCTACCAAATCATCAAGAGTGTCTCCGCCAGATACAATAACGTCAGTGTTGTTAAGGTTTATAATACCAGAGGTCAGTGTTCCTGTTACAATTACCGAGCCAATTACCGTAGGCCAACTTGCTCTCCACTCGTTTGATCCTACCAATACCCAGTCACCTGCAGC